ACAGGAATACAGTTATTAGCGTCAGTCAGCGCACCTGTAATGCCAGGCTGGTCTGGTAGCCACTCACCAAATGCTAGTTTTGTCTTAGCCATGTATTAGTTCCAGCAGGTACGTTAGTCCATTCTTCGCCATATATGTAGCCAATAGCTGACATAGCTCCATTCCCATTAATCACACCATTTCCAGACCAAATAGCGTTTGGATAACAATACAATGTTGCTTCGGATGTTATGTCAGCAAATCCAGCAAACTCCATACCACCCAATGCAGTTACAACAGCATTACTAAAGATAGACGCAATAGCAGTCCTCATGCGAACACCATCTGCAGTAACCAAGCCTGTAGACGTGATGCTCCCAGAGGCGCTAAGTATTAACCCACCTGATGCAGAAACAGACGCAAAAGAATCAATAGACCCAGAGTCTATTCTTATTCTTGATGGTGATGCGGTGACAGTTGCAGTCCCATCAGCCTGACCAGTACCAAACATGATACAAGTATCAGGGCTTTCCCAAATTGCGTCATCAAGTGAAAACGGCAATTGATCTAGCGTACCAAATTGGTCTAGTCCTTCAAGCGTAAAAGGGCCGCAAATATCAGACATTATGCAAGCGTCACAGTAAGATTGCCGATTGAAATCTTAAATATGTCGCCAGTTTCAATGACTTTTGTGCTTGCTAAGGCAGTATGAAATAGCATATTCCCAGTAGTGCTTGCATCCCAAAGGCCAATCCAACCAACCGTTCCCCAATTAGCAGTAGCTTGTGGAAATTCAACAGCGCCACTATTGCTAGTTACGCCGTTAGATGGCGATGCAAATGCGGATGATGTTCTGGCATAAGAGCCTCCAGAAACCTCAGTTCCAGACGCGTCATCCGTAGGATCAGCCGTGTGCAAACTAACATAAATAGTTGTAGGGCTTGTGTAAGTTGTTGCGCGAAGAACAGCATTAATAACAGCGTTCTCTAAGTAATTCGACATTTCAGCCATAATAATTCCTTAGTTAAAAGACATGGACATTGGTTGACCACTATACTCACCAGAATCATCTGCGACAGTAATAGCAGCAATAGCACGCTCATACAATACACCCCATGTCTGTATGCGAGCATCGTTCATTAGATACGGTTCAGCCTCACCCAAAGACGCGTAGAGCAATGCATCAGGGCAGTTAGCCAAGAATACGTTACTAGGGTTTGATGAGCTTAGAAACGCAGGTTGCGCGTAGTACAACATTTGCAATACGTAACCAGTGTCAGGAATAGGAGCCAATTGCAACTCAGACGCTAGTACAGTGTAACGCTTTGGCAAGCCTGATTCTGACGACGTATTGCGCTTATAAAACGTGTTAGGCGTATCGTAGTTGAGTTGACCGTTAGGCGTAGCAGCAACGTGAATATCACGCATCTCAAGATAATCAGACGGTAATCCAACTGTAGAATCACCGCCTGTTGTCGTAGCTTGAGCAATCACTAGCATTTGTCTGATACGCAACTCTCTACGTAGTCGCTGCTCTGCTAGTGCTACAAATGTAGGAATGATGCTATCCAGATCACTTCGAGCTAAGTAATTAGATATAGTGCTAGTTAAGTCTGAATAGCTAGTCAGTGCCATTATCGCCCCTCAAGGCTTTATCATCTACATCGTCCCAACTGTATTCATGCGTGCCAATATGTTTAATGTGCATTGAAAGCTCATGGTCAACATAGGTATCAATACCTGCATCGCCAGCCTTTACACAGAAAAACACATCCTCACCCACTACACCTGTTGGCCCCCAACCTGCATCAAACCACGGAGCAGATAGTGTTTCAAATACTTTCTTGCGGATCAATACTGCACCAAATCCAACAGCAGTAACGACCTCAATACCTTCTTTACCGCGGGAATCCACGTTAGACCAATGATGACGGATACCCTTCTCATCTTCACTCTTAACCAGCAATTTAGCGGTAGGGAATGATGGTCTGCGCCTAGTTACTGCGTTTACTCCAACTATGTCCACCTCACGGCTCAACATAATCGTAATCAAATCATGCGGGAATCTCATGTCGCTATCAATGAACAGAACAGCGTCACAGCCCTCTTTTAAAGCCACCTGAGCCAACTTCTCACGCTGGTCGAATATCAACGTGCCTGGCATTGTATAAAGGCTTAAACCGCCTTTACCATCCTTACATCTAACTGAAGCATCATGGGCGCACATACGGGCAAAATCAAACGCAAAACCTGTATGTACTTCATCACGGCATGGTACACAAACGCCAACTCTCATACTGTTCCCCTATAGATTTTCAGTGCAGCTTGGTCAGGATGATTGAGCCAACTTCTAAATGCCTTATCATCTACGATTGCAAAGCCTCGCATGATGCCCATCTCGTTTAACTTATCTACTGCTGTAAACGGTATAGAGCCAATCAAATGCAAGTCGTCTGTATCGCCTGTCCTAGCCTTATCTACCTCTTGGAGAATCTTGTTTCTTGCGAGAATGTCGCTAATGTCTTGGTTAGTCTCGATGATAATACTGCCATCACCATCCGCGTGAACTTTTTGATGTCTAAAGTTTGTCATTAGTCTTTATAAAAAGCCCCCAACCGAAGTCAGGGGCTAGTTTCATTACAGTGAGAAATCGAGATCGGCCACAATCCCGTGAGCAGCCTCGTTTTTCACCTCCAGTGTTACCTCCGCCAAAATCTGGGTTTTTTCACTGTCACCAGACTTAGCCAACTCATTAGTCATGAATGGGCGCAGGAAGGCCATAGCAGCGTACTCAGGATCAAGGATCAGCATATCGCGGTTACGCATGAAACGATCAGGAACGATAGACAGTTGACCGAAGTCCGACTGATAAATGTCAGCAGCACCGATAATCACACCAGCTTCAGGCTTCGTGATCTGATAACGGTTGACAGCGATACCAGCAAACGTAGACATCTTCTGCTTACCAGCCGAGCCAACGAACACAGCTTTAGGATTGCCACCCGCATCAAAGATCGAAGCGATAACAGTCTTGAGCAATGCTTCGGTAGCAGTACGCTGCGTGCCATCGGTACGAGTCGAAGTGCCGGAAGTTGCAGGAGCCGAACCACCACTACCTTGCGACGAGTTAGTCTTGATCCACGACAGCAGCGAACCCATAGTGCGAGCAACCGTAGACGTACCAGCCGACTTGCCTTGGTTAGCAGTGATGATGGTTTCCAGATCACGCTTCAGTTCTTGCGAAGCCTTAGCCAACTGATAAGCCTTTTCAGACTTACGACCAGCTTTGTCAACGCTCTCCAGAGTGCCAGAGACTTGAATAGTCTTAGACACGATCTGCGTGTAGTTACCAACGCGAACCGTAGGAGCCATTGTGCCAGACGTTGCATCTGCACCCTCGACAGCCGCGTTTGCGGTAGTAGCAGCAGCCAGCGAGTCAGTCTGCCACTCGTGGTAAACAGCGGTAGCCTTGGTCTTGCCAATCGACGACATGATTGGAGTCTCAGTAGGCGAGATGTTGTAGATCATATCGGACAAGTCTTCGCGTTGACCGATAGCCGTAAATGTTTGATATGTAGGCATGATAATTTCCTTTAAATAAATCGTTCAAATAGTGCCGCAGCGTCAGCCACCCTTCCGGTAGCCCTTGCTTTAGCTTTTAACTTCTTGACCTGCTCACTGTTAGTATCACGAGATTGCGAGACTCCCGACTTCATAACTTTCGGGGCTTCAGCTAGTTTCTTATTGATACCAGGCTTCGACTTCTGTAGCTTGTCGTATTGCATAGCCTTGTACAGCGTAATAACGTGACGAGAATCAACAACGCTTGCCAATTCCTCATCTGAAAACCCTAACTCTTTACCGTATGAGCGCACTGAGTTTCTTAGCGACTCACCCTTTTCAGGATCAACATAGTCAGGTAGCGCTGTTGCTAACTTCTCCGATTCCTGCCGGACTAGGTTAGCCATCCACTGTTGCCTGTCTTGCTCTTGTTGCGCTCTAATTTGATTCTGTTGAGCGCGTACCTGAGAAAGTTGTTTTTCCTTCTGTGAGAGTTCCGCTACCTTAACGGCGTAACCGATGGGATCAGTTTCCTTCAAGTAGTCAAGATTCTCTGGTTCTTCTCCACGTGAAAGCATTTGCTCAATCACTTGGAGTTGCTGTGCGTACTGATCTCTCAGTTGCTTCGCCTCTTGAATCGCTTGGTATTCGGCATGAACAGCCTTGCGTTCTTCAGCTACAGCTTGCGATTTTTTAGTATAGTCAGCGCCAAGTTGATAATTCTTAACAAGCTCGTCGAGGGTAACGTCCTTTTCTTCACCCGCAGCTTTCACGCGGTAAGTACGTTCCTGTTCTTCTTGTTCGCTATCTTCCTGTTCTTCACCTTCAGATTCATCGTTAGATTCTTCTTCAGGTTCTTCGCCTTCGTCCTCATCGGATTGAGCCTGTGCTTCTGGTTGTCCTTCGTCGGAGCCTTCTTCACTACCCATTAAACCCATGAAAGCGTTAGCCGCTTCATTTACTGTCAACTCTCCGCTACCGGATTCCGGTGTCGCGCTAGTCGTTTCGCTCATGTTGTTATTTCCTTAATTTTACATGGAACTGCCATGTCAGACTACAAAATCTTCCAACGCTGCTTGTCAATGGCTTTCTGAGCCTTCAAGCCTTCTAAGTGGTCGGTAATACTCTCTAGCGTTCTCAATCGAATGTAAGCCTGTTCTCTGGCCTCTACATCGAGGTAGTCGCTGTTAGTAAATCTAGCTAACTCTACTGATCTCAGCTCTGACATTAACTCTTGCCAGTTAGGATCGAGTGTTAGGTTATTAGCCCAATCTGCTTTATTCATTTTTCATATATAGATTTTACATTCTTAGGAGAAAAAACACCTATTTGCTCAATTCCATTTTCAATTTCAGAAAACGAATCATACCCAAGTTTTTTTAATGCTTTTTGTACACTTTTTATTCCAAAAGCCGCAGGATTTTTTTCCTCTAAAAATTGTTTTACTTTTGGCAATCTAAATGGATAGTAATCATCTGATTTTTTTACTACTTCCAAAATTTTATCAATTTCACCACCAGTATAAGTTTTATTTATATTTAAATTAACTGGTCTAACATTTGCTCCTGCCGTACCAGCATATGAACTTGCTTGCATTGGGTCAGTAGTAAAAAAATTTAACCTGTTTGCAAAATTTTCAAAATTTTTGTTTGTACCATGATAATAAATTGGTTTACTTAAATTAGTTGTTCCAGCAAATCCCATTGCTAAATCTTCAGTTTTTTTATTAACATATTGCATAGCAGCAGCTTGCTCTGGAGTAATTGGCAAACCACGCATAGAATTGCGTTCAGCTTGAGTTGCAAGCAAAGAAGCCTGATTAAATAATCCTGCATCTTGATTTATTTTATTAATAGCAGCTCTAGGATCATTTACTAATAATCCTATCCTAGTTCCTAAAAAATTATCAATATTGTCTAGCAATCCCATATTAACCTTTAGTAATCGCACCAATCTCTTTAATTGCTTTTAGGACAATATCAGCCTGTTTGTTACGGCTATCTTCGTCAGCAATGTCCATAGCCAGTACAGCTTGCAGTTGCTTAACAGCTAACTCAGCCTCTTTTAGCTTTAGTTCTTGCTGGTCTTTCTGGTTCTTCATAGCCATCTCTACGCCCTTTTGAGCATAGCTGGCCTCTAGGTTTTGACGATCTAGCTGCAACTTAGCAGCGTCAATTTGTGCCATAGCCTGATTCTTCTCACGGGCTACCTGCGCCTTTTCCTGTTCAACCTGCGCCATCATCTTAGCGAACTC